CTCATCTATTGCAGCCACAATATGTTTGACTCCAAAGTTTAAGCTACTGTTTACAATTCAGCAATCAATGCTTAAAGAAGGGAAGGACCCCGAGTATACTGATTCGATAGCTAGGCTTGTGGAGTACTATAGTAGTGTATCGGAACCAGTGATTCCGCCGCATGAATATGGAAAATAGAATAAGGGAGGTAAAAATATGTCACGCCTTATAGCTTGGGAATCTTTCAATCCAAATGATCCAGATGATGACGTCGAGATGGATTCATCAGATAGAACTCAAGACTCATATATTGAGCATGATGAGGATTCTGGAAGTTTTAGTAATGAGTTATTTGTTAACTTTAAAATAAGAACTCCTTTTGGATATTATGAACCAAGCTATGAGTTTTCTCCGTATTCTAGATTTGAGTTATGGGTTGCAAACTGCAATTTCCAAATCACGGATCAAATCCTCTCCGAGATATCAGCATGCGAGGGGGTAAGTGCAGTGAAATGCCTTTCAAGGTATTCTTTCATTATCGGAATAGAGCGAACTTTCTTCTCGTTTAGCGGGGTGAGGCGTATGCTCAACGAGATATTGAATCTGTCTGAATTTGAAGACCGGGACGTAATAAACTACGAAGAGTCAGAAGAAATATTAATCTCCGGAAAATGGGCTGCGTTTATTCATCCCGATGGAAGAACCGAGCGTGTAACCCTTGAAGACTTTGACACGGAGGATGAATTTGATCAATACATACAGGTTCTAAAAAACACAAAAGGTGGAAACATAATAACCTCAGAACCAACGTAATGGCGTATAAATGACTGGAAATGGACTGAAATTTTTATGGACCAATAGGAAATAAATGCTTTCGGAGCATAAGTATGGCAATTTATGGCACAACAGGCAATAATGCATCTCCCGTAGAAAAACGAGACGGTGGTACAATGATTGGTATTACATCAGTCACTGACACCACAAGTGGGCCAATCACACAAACTTTTAACCTTGCCGACAATTCAGTTGATGGAGTTAGAAGGTCTACCGTACAAGAAGTGTCTGGTACAGCACACGCATTTAGCACAACAAAAGCAGATACCGCAGGTACATTTGCTTATGAACAATCTGAGTTTATTGTTAGAGGCGTTGCTACGAAGATTAATAATATTGCAAACACAGCAATTCTGATCAACGGAACGACCGTCAATAGACCAAAAACAGCAATCTCTAATAAGTCCAAGGGGTCTCTATTTGGAACTGCTTATAGAGCTGGATATTTCAGAAATACTGGTATCTCTGGGCAGAGAACAAGTTGGAGTACACCACCCTCTAGTGGAAATGGCGATTACGTCTCTACGACTAACAACGCCGTAGCAGCTAGTGATCAGTGTCAGTTCGTGACATACAGAACAATACCTGGTGAGCTAACGTTTATGTATGGTGCGATTGATCCTAAGCAACTAGATTATCCTGCTAATACTTGATAAATCCACATAGGCACGCCGTTAATAGCGGCGTGCCATTTTCAAATGGGGGTTGACTATGTTATCCAATTTCTTCACGACTGAACTTGGTTTGGCCGGTCTAGTTGTTTCTGGTCTTATGTCACTTATGGCTTATGTGATCTATTCAGGAAACAAAAAGGAATCAAGCAGGGTCGACTCTTTTCAGCGAGCTATGGGTGAATTTCATAACATGCACAGGGAAGAGCGTGAAGAGTGGAAGCGGGATGTAAACAGGAGAGACGAGTCTTGGCGTAGCGAAATAATAAGAAGAGACAGGGAAATATCAACCGCTTTAACATCTCTAAGAGATGTAATACACGAAGTATCATACGCTAAGAACAGTAAGGAAGAATACTAATGGCTAAATCGATCTCTGCAAAATCAGCGTCTTCAATCAAGTACTCGTTTTCCGACACTGATGGCGGTAAATCGATAACGGACTCTGACAGCACAGAAAGGAAGTGTGAGTACACGTATGGAACTGGAAACTTTCAGGTTAATTCCATAGTCAGAAACACGGGTGTTGTAAATAGCGGAGCAAATATAGAAATAGACTTTTCTTTATATCCTTTCTCAAGCATTGGCCTTAGCGGGACAGTAGCTTACAATTCAGTTAAGAGCGTTTTGATATCAAACACTTCAACGGATGAAGGAATTGATATAAGCGTCATGGCGACCGGAACAAATGCGGCGGTAGATATCTTTAATGGAGGTAGTGGAAATCTACTAATAAAGCCCTATTCATCGTTTGTGGTAAATGATCCATACTCGGGGATAGATGTATCGACGAACAGTAAAATTCACATTCACAACGTTGCCACCACATCTGGCTCTACTTCTGGCAACGCTTCTTATTCAATCACAGTAATGGGAGTAATATAATGGGATCTGGTAGATTTAAACTAGACGTAGCCGACCTCGTTCAGCTGGCTAAAACATCTGCACTTGTTGGGCTTGCGGCTGGCCTGACATACGCTGGGCAAAATATCGGAGGTTTAGATATTGGTCCGGCAACGGCACTTGTCGTTCCTGTTGTTAGCTTCGTAATAGATGCTGCACTAAAGTGGACAAAAAACAACACGAAGTGATTTAACTGTTGAATCACTAATTCAAGGCCTGCATAAAGCGGGCCTTGATGCTGTCTATAGTAATTTTTAAGGACAACGACATGCTTGACACGACTGCGGGAATGTTTCTCCTGCTATTTTTTGTTTGGAATGGATTTCAAGCAGTTTCCGTTGATATGTTTGAATACACGGTTCGATGGTATATCCAGATGGGGTTATCTGGCGTCGGCGGGTTGGTCTTGGTTTTTCCAGCCATATCTAGATTTTTTACCGACATGAGGGATGAAGCAGGGGTAGATATCCAGACGAGTACGAACGATTCAAAATGCTCAAAAATAGACTATGAGCACTTGCTTCACCTCAGGAGTGTAATGATTAAACGTGGAAATCTAGAGGGTGCAAGGCTAGTATCGCAGATTAATACAATTCTTTTCAATGAACCAATCAGAGAGATTGAAAAGTCTTTGCCTGTGAATCCATCGCTCTCCAAAGAGGTGGTGCAATGAGAAATAAATTTATTCTTCTAATATGCGGATTACTTATTTGGGTTGTCCCCTCTCCACTGACATTGAAAAATTTAACAGACGGAGACCAAAACTCGGAAGAGTTAAATAACGCAGTCGTTAGTTCGGTTAGTCAATCAGAACTCCTCTCAAAAATATCAGAAGAGTTTATGAACATTGATTCTCCCAGCGAACGACGATTGATATGCGTACTATTTTCTGGTTCTGCCGAGTATATTAAAAACTGCCAAACACTTGAATCCACAACACAATTTGATCCAATTCTTAGTAAGGTGCAGTCATCGTATGGATGGAACAGGGAGAGATATCCATCTTTCACGGATGCAGTTTCTGAATACCTTATTGATGTCGGCTACGATGAACCAATGGAATTGGACAACGAAGAGAATAGAGAGCGGTTCTATAAAATCTTTTCTAACTTAGCCGAGGCTACAAGATATGAAAAGTAAGCACTCTGACCTTTTCGGGTGGGTTGATGATCCTCGTGGAGTAGAGCATGCAATGGGTGATTTACCACACCCCGTATTCTCGGACGTCCATAGTCAAATAAAGGGGAGCGGTAAGGGGAAAATAGTTCTTCTTTATGACATAATCCGTCGTGTAGCTGGAGATTTCCCATACAGAAAACAGCAAATAGGAGATTGTGTCGCTTTCGGTGCCGCAGGTGCGGTAGATGCAATCAAGTGCGTAGACATCTACCTAAAAAAAGAGAATGAATTATGGGTCAATGAAACCTCCACGGAGGATATCTACTGGGGTAGCAGAAATGTGATAGGTCAGGGGCGGCTTGGTAATAGGGATGGATCTCTCGGAGTATGGGCGGCTAAGTATATTAGTCAGTACGGCTGTCTTCCCCGTGGCGTGTACGGCTCAATAGACCTATCTAAGTATAGTGGAGAGCGTGCGAGAAAATGGGGTAATAAGGGCTTCAAGCTGCCACAAGAATTTGTTGATTCCGCAAAGTCACATCCGGTAGGAATAATATCTCAGGTAAAAACCTACGAAGAAGTTAGGGACTTGATTGCTAATGGGTACGCTGTAACAATTGCCAGCAGCCAAGGATTCTCCTCAAAGAGAGACAAGGAGGGCTTCGCAAGACGATATGGCACTTGGCATCACCAAATGTGGCTATGTGGAATAGATGATGCCTATAGAAGGCCTGGTGTTTGCTGTGCCAATAGTTGGGGCCGATGGAATGCTGGGAATAAGCGTCATGACCAACCCGATGGCAGCTTTTGGATAGATGCTGACATTCTCGAAAGATACATATTGAGAGTTGGCGACTGTTGGGCTATAAGCGGTTATGAGGGCTTTAAACCGCAAAAGATTAACACGAGGATTATCTAATGAATAAGAGTACGATAATAGTATTGCTGTTTTTTCTTGTTAGCTTTCTGCCGATACCAGAGATAAGCCTCGGTTCGGAGAAAAACGAGATATCTATCGACATAAACAGAAGTGAGGGGTATTCTGCCTTTATTGCCAACGAGGATCGTCAGACTGACGACACGGACGATGAAATCATTAGCGAGTGTGATTGCAATGGCAGTAAGGTAATTGTCCATGGCGACGGACATAAAACGCCATGTCAGTGCCTCAATTCATCTAGCGGCAAATGTGAATGCGTGACAGCCCAAGACACTTGGGAGCCAGATAAATCTACATACCCGGAAGATTCTATAGAAACGGATGAGGTTAAAAAAAAAGTGGATCAAGACATAAACTCTCAGACAGAATCAAGGAAAACCATCCTTTACTTTACCGCCTCTTGGTGCAACCCTTGTCGACTTTTTAAGTCTCTTGAGCTACCAAAGCTGATAGACGCTGGCCTAACTTCCGGCGAAGTTGATGATGGTGTTGTTGATGACATTGAAATAGTGGATGTGGATAAGCACAGAGATATATGGAAAACATACAAAAAAGGCAGCAAAGGAATTCCATGTCTAGTTGTGCTAGACTCCCAAAAAATAGAAAAATACAGGATTAGTGGATACTATCAAGGCATGAACGAGAGACTACTGAATGAATTCAATGCAGCCCAGTGATTATTTTGCGATCGCTCAACAAATATTCTCAAAAAATGGGTTTTCAGCTGGGGCGTTCGAGATAAAATGCCCTACCCCACTGAGCATTAAAACAGAAAACCTGAACGATGGTATTAAAATAAAATTCGAGGGCACAAAACCAAAAGTGACTGTCAGGAAGTTTATTAGATTATCCCTATCGCTGAGCGGCATTCATTTATCAAAAACCGGGGGTGTTTTGGAAATAGAAAATTTCCCAGATATTGCTTTCTCATATAGTCAACTGTGATAGACAAACGTTTTGATATATGCCAGTATGTATATGCTGGCTTTTTTTATCTTGAAAGGTGTTAACGATGCGGGTTCAAAAAAGAAGTGGTGAATTTGAGTCTTACGATGTTGAAAAGATTCACAGGGTGCTTGAGTGGGCAACTGAGGGTATAAACGGCGTATCATTTTCGGATATTGAGATGAATGCCTCTCTGTCAATATCTGACGGTTTGAAAACAGAAGACATACACAACAACCTAATTCGATCCGCAAGTAACTTAATATCAGAATCAGCACCAAACTATCAATATGTAGCTGCCAGATTACTGAGTATGAGCTTGAGAAAAATGGTTTGGGGATCTAACACCCCTCCTGATTTTCTGCATTTTTTACAGATAAGGGTTGATAACGGCATATATGACGGATCAATATTGGATAAATGGTCCGAAGATGATATAAAAAAAATCGAGTCGATGATTGATCACAGTCGTGATAATCTGTATACATACGCTGGTCTACAACAGCTTGTTGACAAGTATTTGGTTAAAAACAGGCGTACTGGGCAAATACACGAAACACCACAATTTGCATACATCTTGATTGCTATGTACCTGTTTGACACCGTCGAGTCTGTAAAATCCGCCTATGATGCGTATTCTACATTTATGGTAAATCTACCAACACCAATAATGGCGGGGGTGAGAACAACCACAAGGCAGTTCGCGTCCTGTGTTTTGGTCGATGTCGGTGATGACCTCGACAGTATCTTTTCGTCAAATCATGCAGTTGGCAGATACACTTCTAAACGTGCAGGAATCGGGTTGAATTTTGGACGAATCCGGCCAATAAACTCTGCCATTAGGGGTGGTGAAGTAATTCATACTGGGGTAATTCCGTACCTCAAAGTATTTGAGTCCACAGCGAAGTCGACAACTCAGAATGGCATTCGTGGCGGCGGTGCAACTGTGCATTTTCCATTCTGGCATTATGAAATCGATGACGTTCTCATGCTTAAAAATAATGCTGGTACAGACGACAATAGGGTTAGAAAATTAGACTACTCAATTCAGTTCAATAGGCTGTTCTATTCAAGGCTTGTAAACGGAGGCGATATAACTCTGTTCAGCCCAAACGAAGCAAAAGGTCTTTACGAGGTGTTTCATGATAACGAAGAGTTTGAGCGTCTATACGAAAAGTATGAAAAATCAAGCACAATAAAGATGAAGAAGAAAATAACAGCAAGAAAGCTAGCTGGTATTTACGCAAAGGAAAGGTTAGAGACCGCAAGAATTTATAGCATGAATGTTGACACGGCAAATCAGCACGGATCGTGGTCAGTCCCCGTCTATATGTCAAACTTATGCCAAGAAATAATTCACCCAACAACCCCGATTACATCTATTGACGACGAGAATGGTGAGATTGGGATTTGTATGCTCTCTGCAATAAATCTTCTTGAGGCTGTCAGTGACGAAGAGATACAAACTGCATGCAGAATAGCAGTAAGATCGCTTGACTCGGTTATTGATTATCAGGAATACCCAGTAAAAGCAGGGGAAAACTTTACAAAGAACAGAAGATCTCTCGGGATTGGCATCACCAACCTAGCTGGCCTTTTAGCGAAGCAAAAACTCTCCTACGAGGACCCTAGTGCCCCAGCGTTTGTTCACGGAATTATGGAAAGGATTCAATGGAATCTTTTGAATGAGTCATGTGAGCTAGCTAGAGAAAAAGGTAAATGCCCAAAATTTGATGAAACAAAATATGCCCAAGGGCTTCTTCCTATAGATTGGTACAAGCGTACAGTTGACGATATTGTCGCTCCGGAATACTCAATGGATTGGGAGGGCTTGAGGGAAAAAATTGCAGAATTCGGACTTAGGCACTCAACCGTTTCAGCTATAATGCCTTGCGAGAGCAGTTCGGTCATTCAAAACTCAACAAACGGAATTGAGCCTGTAAGAAATCTGCTGTCATGGAAAAAAGCGAAGAATGGAAATCTTAAACAGTTAGTACCAAATTTTGCAAACAGAAGAAGATATTACACAGCCGCATTTTCTATGGCTAGTAATGCAGGCCTGATTAATATCGCTGCGGTGCTACAGAAATTTGTTGATATGAGTATAAGCTTGAACCTCTACTACAATTACGAAAACTATGAAGATGGTAGAGTTCCACTCAGTGCTATAATTAGAGACCAAGTTCTTTCTTACAAGCTTGGAATCAAAAATCTGTATTACTGTAACAGTCCTGACGGAGACGGTAAAACAGAAAAAAGCGATTGTGAGAGCGGTGCTTGCTCAATTTAGGTTAAGTCATTATATTTGAAAGGGTGAAATATGACAATATTGAACATCAATCAATTTGACCACACGGACCAGCCTTTATTTCTTGGGCGGGGCTTGTCGCTACAGCGATATGATAGATTTAGACACCCAGTGTTCTTTGATCTATACAAACGACAGCTAGAGTTTTTCTGGCGTCCTGAGGAGATAGAGCTAAAGAAAGACCGTGCAGACTTCAAAAACAATTCTCTTATGTCTGAGAACGAGCGGTTTATCTTTACCTCGAACCTAAAGTATCAAACTGTGATGGATTCCGTTATATGCAGAGGTGTCCCAACTCTTATGAGGTACGTCTCAAGTCCAGAACTTGAGGCCTGTATGAATGCGTGGCAGTTTTTTGAACAGATTCATTCCTACAGCTATACTTACATCATCAAGAATGTTTACAACAACCCATCCGAGGTTTTTGATTCATGCTTAACAGACCCAGAAATACTAAAAAGAGCCTTGGCTAGCGTCAGTGAGTATGACAAGCTTTCTTCAATGCCTGATGGTGCCGACGAGAACGATATCCGACGACAAATTTACATGACACTTATGAGCATTAATATACTCGAATCTGTCAGATTTTACGTTAGTTTCGTTTGTGCATTTGCGTTCGCTGAGAACAAGAAGATGGTTGGCAATGCAGATATTGTCAAGCTGATCAAAAGAGATGAAGCACTGCACCTGTACAACACGCAAGAGATACTAAAGCTGCTTATGAGGGAAAAGTCAGAGGGTTTCTTGGAGACGGCGAAGGAATGCGAAGAAGAGGCATGTAGAATGTTTGATTTTGCAGCCTCTGAAGAAAAAGAGTGGTCGTCATATCTTTTTAAAGACGGCTCAATGCTTGGCCTTAACGAATCTGTTATGCATCAGTATATTGATTACTTGTGCCACTCAAGAAGAAAGGCAATAGGTCTCCCATATGAGCGTGGAAATAAAAATCCCATAGCTGGTTGGACCGAGCCTTGGATGAATAGTGCGTCTGTACAAGTTGCTCCACAGGAGCATGAAGTAACCTCCTATAAAATAGGAGCTAGTGTGAGTGATGTTGACTCAATGGAATTCGGAGATCTTAATATATGAATATACAAAGACTAAAAGAAGAGTGGTCTGAAGAAAGCACCGATATGACGTCAGGAAATTCGATTCATCGCTTGATATCCCTTATTGGTGAATGGCATCACGACAGAAACTTAATTGATGGAAGTGACGACAAAACACAATGCCTAAAGCTTGGTTCGGAATTTGGCGAACTTTCTGACAATATAGCGAAGGGGCGTGATATTCGTGACGACCTTGGTGATATGATGGTTGTTATGATAAATATCATGAATAGAAACGAGATTACAATGCTGGAATGTCTACAGAAAGCTTATAATGATATAAAGGATCGAAAAGGTAGGATGATAAACGGTACATTTGTTAAAGAAGAAGATTTATAGGTGAACTAAATGCCACTACCAAAACCAAACCCAAACGAAGACAAGCGTAGATTTATATCTTCATGTATGGCCAACGAAAATATGAAAAAAGAGTACCCAGACCCCGGTCAGCGTTATGCCGTGTGCAGTAGACAGGCTTCTGCAGAAAGTATGTTGAACAGAATTGACGAAAGTCTTTACTTTCAAACGTTTGGTTCTGAAGAAGATGTTGATTACGAAAATATGTATATTCCAGCAGAGGGGGAATATCTAGATTTCGGGGAAGAGGTTGAAGAGGTCACAATAGCAAAAGACGGACTTTGGGACAACATAAGAAAGAAAAGAGAGAGAGAAGGCAAAAAGTATAGACCAGCAAAACCTGGAGATCCAGACAGGCCATCAAAAGATTCATGGAAGAAGGCACAGAGCGAAGAAAAGAAGGGTAAAAATGTTAAGCTTAATAGTCCATTCAGGACCCCAAAAGGACCAAAAAAATTCAGTGTTTACGTTAAGAACGACAAAAATAACGTAGTTAAGGTCAACTTTGGAGATCCAAATATGGATATTAAGAGGGATGACCCAGTTAGAAGAAAAAGCTTTAGAGCTAGACATCAATGCGACACCAACCCAGGGCCAAAATGGAAGGCTAGATACTGGAGTTGCAGATTCTGGTCAAAGAAAAGCGTGACGAAACTAACATAAAAGCAAAAGAGAGATAATGAGCCAACATCGAAAAAAACGTTCCCCACAGAGATCTAGATCAAGAAAAACAGAAGAAAGGGTAGACGTAAGAACGGTCGAAGCTAAAACGGAGAATCATCAGTACTACATAGACTCAGTTCTATATAACGAGATTACAATATGCACAGGGCCTGCAGGCTCTGGAAAATCTTACATAAGTGCTGGTATTTTTGCGAAAATGTTGCAGCGGGGAGAGGTTGATCAAATTATAGCAACTAGACCATTGGTATGTGCTGGTAAAGATATTGGCTCACTACCTGGAGAGATGCATGAGAAGATAGCCCCATACCTAAAGCCTATAGAAGAGAATATAAGGTCTTTTCTTGGTCAGGCAAATTATGGAAATCACCTAAACAATGGAAGAATCCGGTATGAGCCTTTAGAGGTCATGCGTGGTGCGACCTTTAATCGATCATGTATGATCCTTGACGAAGCTCAAAACTGTACCCTAGAACAATTAAAAATGTTCATAACACGGATGGGTAGAGACTCTAAAATAGTTATCAATGGCGACGTTAAGCAGTCAGACATTGGTGGGCAGAATGGGCTCTCTATTTTAACCAATAAACTAAGAACGGTGGAGGGTGTCGGAGTCTGCACGCTGAGCTACGAGGATATACAAAGAAATGGTATTATTGGCAGAGTCTTGAGAGCACTGGAGTATGGAGATTTTTACTAATGCCTTGTTATGATTATTTTTGTGAAAACTGTCAGTTCCAACTAAAAGACGTCAGTCAGGGGCTGACAGAACCTCCTATAATAGATTGCGAAAGGTGCGGTTCTGCATCCATGGAAAGGTTGATATCCGCACCAATGGTATTTGTTCGGGGCGATCCAACAACAATAGGGCAGCTGTCTGAGAGAAACGCGAAACGGCTAGGTTCTAGCGAGGTTGAGGAGCGAAGACTCAGAGAAGCTGATCAGAAAAAAGACCCGATGAAGCAGGCGAGAAGAGAAATGCATCGCCAAATCAACTCAATGAATGAAAACCAAAAGGATAAATTTATAAGGGGTGCATAATGTGGTGTCTAGAAACAATCGTTATGCTGAATGAAGCAGCACAGAGTCGTGCAGAAAAAAATCAATCAATACGTCATGCATACGCCGACGTAAAAATATCAATACCTAACGGAAGGAATATAAAATATGCCACCAAGGAAAACGACCAACAAGAAGAACAAAGAACAGCCAGAAAAAAATCAAGCGAGTGTTAATGACGCATCCAATCTAGATAAAACACCCACAAATGATGACAGCCAAAGAACTCTAACTAGGGCAGAGCTGTTTTATCTACAAAACTCACAAGACACAGATGAAATGAAGGCTGAAGAACTAGGAGTGAGCCTAGATATGGTTGTCAGCAACAAGGCATCTGCCGAACAAAACACAAACTTTATGGTTAGAGATCCAAAAAGGGGATTCGCTGTGATGACACGGGCTGCGGCAGAACGAGGAAATCCGAAAGGGGTTAAAAAGGATTATGGCAAAAGAGGTCACATCCACGAACCACTCAAAAAGGCGGACAACTAGGGAGCACCCCCAGAGCGAAACGCATCCATTCAAATCCAAGTTCAAGGGCGGCTACATAACGCCGCCTAATTATTTGGCTGAATTGATTTTTGAAAAGCGTAGCAATCACTTTAATTCAGGTAGAAACCCTGAACAGTTTTGGCTAACGGGAAACAAGCTGAACGGAGCGTATAAGGGGCAGGTAATACAGGCGTCTAGGCTCTTACAAAGGTATAGAGTACAGTGCGTGTCTCAAGCACTTCAATCTCCAGAAGCTAGGTTTATATTCAAACTACAAGACAAGAAATTGATACCAATTATCGAGAGGTTTGAAAGATCTTACGCCGATAGAGTATTGATACAAACTCAAGATTCTCAGGGGCAAGAAATTTCTAAGCCATTCAGTAAAGGTAAAAACAAGATGAAAGGCCTATAATGCCAAAAGACAAAAAAGATAAAAGACTTGACCTAAGCACTGATGAAAAAATAAGAAAGGCTTTTGGGCGTGTTGTCTCTCGCGGATCTGAACTGATAGAAGCGAAGAAGAACTTAGGTGTTTTAAGTGTTGGCCCACGACTTGATATTGCACTAAATGGTGGTATTCTTGAGGGTAGTTGGACAATAGTATCAGGAGACCCTAAAACTGGAAAAACAACTACATGCCTCCAGATATGCAGCAATGCACAGAAGGATGGTCGAAATGTGATATACCTCGACGGAGAGAGTAGGCTAAAAGCCTATAATCTTGTCGGTATTGATGGGCTCGATATAGAAAAAATTAACATCGTACATAGCCCAGATGATGGCGAGCAGCTGTCTGCGGAGGACTTCCTAAATATCGCCGAGGGGTTGATCAAAAGAAAAGAAAATGCTGGTGCTGTCCTAGTTATAGACTCGTGTTCAAGCTTGGTGCCAAGGGCGGAGCTTGACGAAAGTGCCTCCGCAACAATACGTGCAAGTCTTCCCAAACTTTTGTCTCATTGGATAAAGAAAAATGCACAATCAGTAGTAAACAACAGAATTATAGTCCTCATAATTACACACTACATCACAAACACCTCTGGGTACGGAAAAACAAAAGTTCCAGACTGTGGAAAGATGGTACAATACCAAGCGGATACTCGTATTGATATTGCTAGAATTGAACCGTGGGAAGAAGGCGGAAGGAAAATAGGGCAGTTGGTGCATTGGGACATTGGGTGTTCATCACTAGGTGCCTCTGGCACAGACTGTATAAGTTACATTAGATACGGCAAGGGTATTGACAAAGAAAAAGAAGTTATAGAACTTGCCGAGTCTTTCGGGGTAATTGACAAAGCTGGTGCATGGTACTCGATACCATTTCTTTCAGAGACGGAAGAGTTTGAGCAGTCGCCAAAATTTCAAGGGCAGTCAAAAATATATGACTTTTTGTCTGAGCGTGAAGACATATATAAGGAAGTAAGAAAAAGAGTGCAGGATTTCTTACAGAATGATTAGTGTTACTGGATTTGATGGAAGGCAACACAAATTCAACTACGCGAAAAATAGAAACAGGAAGTTCAGAAACAAAACATCCTCATTACACAGAGAGGCTAGGCTTATAATAAGCCAAACATGGCCTAATAACTCCGTGTACGAGGAAGTAACCCTCCCAGGATCTAAAAAATTTGGCATGAAGTCTCTTCTTTATGCCGATTTTTTTATTCCAGACCTGATGACAGTTATTGAGGTTCATGGAGAGCAGCACTACAAAATGTCCCACTTCTTTTACAGAAGTCAGATGGAATTTGTAAACGCTAAAATGCGTGATCGCAACAAAGCAGACTGGTGCGATCTTAATGAGATAAGATTGATAGTACTCCCATACAATGAAAGACAAAGATGGACAGAGATGTTGAAATCATAAGCGAAGACATTGATCTTTCATCCTTTCCGGGGTTGTTGAATATAACGCAATGGATTGAAGGATTTTGTACTGACAGAATTAACGCCGCTTATGATGAGGAGCGATGCAGGGAGATATTATCACTCGACAATTCTACAATAATGCATCTCGATCAAAACGAATGCTTTGCGTATGCCGCAACGCTAATGAATTACGCGAGCTATTTACAAAGAAAAGTTGCTACGCTCAGAAGCCAGTATTCTTGGTGCGAAGATGGTCTGAACTATGTATTTTCTAAGTCATGGATGAATTACGACAAATGGATGCCAGCCGAAGTTAGGAAGCAGGCTATAATCTCGGAAAACATTTACGCCGCCACGCTAAACAAAATAAGAATAAGAATATATGCGGCAATTCAATTGACGGAAGATGAATGTAAAGACATAAAGCGTAGAGTTAATATTTTTCAGGAATTTGGTAACGCTAGGAGGTTTCAATGAGCACAAAATCAAACTTAAATCAAGTAATTGAAGACTTGACAAATTCAGTGACAGCCCTAAGGGAAGCGATAGATAATAGGTGTTGGGAAAGTGTAGCGTGCATCTATCATCAGCTGAGCGGAGAAAACATTGAATTGGAGGAAGAACCATCATTAACAACTCCCGGTCAGCACGTTGATGTGGTGCGTGCTATCAAGGAGCTTCAAGCATCAATCATGAGGGTTAATTCCATTACTGAAAAAAATCATGAAACACCAAAAAAGACAGCAAAGAAAGCCAAGAAAGCAACCAAAAAAAAGACAGCTAAACACACAAGGACAACCACAACAAAAGATCAGCCGACGAGAGTCAGGGAGAATAAGTTTGATTCTATGACTGGTCTAGATAGAGAGGTCAGAAGCCAGCATGGATACGATGCAATACAAGACAGCAATCGAGATTTCGTGAGACAGCCACGGCCAGCTTATAAGCCGGTCACGGCAAAGTGTACAAGCTGCGGTAGATCTGAGGAGACAAACCCTATACTGGCAAAGGCAACCTATTTATGCACACGATGCCAATCAAGATCAGGTCGATAATATGGGTAAAGAACTCACAAAATCAAACATACCATCAGAAAGATCTGTCCTCTCGGGAATAATACAGCACGGTAGGGAGTGCTTGCTTGAGGTCGATCTTTATGTTGATGAAGAGAGCTTCACCCTTGAACAAAACAAGGTTCTGTTTAAGTGTGTAAGGCATTCTCTAAATCAGAGAGAATCTACGTCCCTTACTGACATCCTTTCTTCGGCTAGGACGCTAGGTCTTGACCAGATCGTGGAACGGGATGAAGTTTTGCGTCACCTCAATGGACTGATAAACACACCAATCAGACTTGAGTCGGTGGAACATCACGCAAAGATTTTGAAAAGATTGCAGTTCGCGAGGACCCTCCAGCAAAGCCTGCGTGGGATTTATACCGATCTTGAGAACTCGGTTACCGGAGAAGAGACCATAGCATCGATACTGTCTATGGTAGAATCTCCAATTCAAGATATTTGCATGTCGTTTATGCGTGAGGATGATTTTTCACCACGGTCGATAGGGGATGGAATACGTGAATACATAGAACACGTAAAGCAAAACAAAGGAAAATCGATTGGAATACCGACAGGGTATGCCGCTTTTGATCAATCTATCGGCGGAGGTTTGAGGCGAAAGTGTGTAGATCTAATAGCTGCTAGACCAAAGACTGGCAAGTCTGTATTAGCAGATAATGTCGCACTGAACATAACTACGCAATATGGAATACCAGTTTTAATGCTCGATACAGAAATGAGCACGGAGGATCATTGGAATAGAATTACAGCCAACCTAAGCGGCGTTGAAATAAATAGCGTAGCTTCGGGTTCATTCTTTTCGAATCAGTCAAGTGTTGATGCGGTCAATTCGGCTGTAGAAAAAATGTCTTCAATACCGTATGACTATGTGAGTATTGCTGGCAGACCATTCGATGAGACACTTTCCATAATGAAGAGATGGCTTCTGAAAAAAGTTGGGTACGATGAAAACGGGAGGCTGAATGATTGTGTAATTATTTATGATTACCTCAAGTTAATGACGTCTTCTAGCATTAGCAGCAATCTCGCCGAGTTTCAAGTGCTTGGGTTTCAGATAACCGCTCTACATAACTTCTGTGTTGAGAATGACTGTCCATGTTTGTCATTCGTGCAATTAAATAGGGATGGAATAACAAAAGAAACAACAGACGTCGTCTCTGGGTCTGATAGGCTTGTTTGGTTATGTACGTCATTTTCAATATTTAAGAACAAAACCGAAGAAGAGATAATGTCAGACGGGATAAGCAATGGAAACAAAAAGCTGATTCCTGTTGTTTCTAGGCATGGACCCGGTATAGGTGATGATGGGTACATATGTCTCAATATGGATGGTTCCTTGGCGAGAATTGAAGAACTTGGTACAATTAGGGAGTTAAATAGAAATGCAACAAGAGGCTTCCCGGAATCAGAAGATTCGCGACCTGCGAATCAAAATGATGAGACGCTTTTCTGATTTACTAGAATACTTTGATTTATCTGATTCGTTGTTTGAGTGCGATGATTTACTGGTTGGGTGTTGTCCAGTTCATGAGGGGGATAATCCCTCAGCATTCAACATTAACATTGATGAATCGGAGCAGGGTAGGTATGGTCGTTGGTTTTGTAATACAAAATCATGCCATGACGAAAAACCTGGAAAGGATGTTATATCACTAACATGGATGCTTCTAGAAAAAAAGAGAGACAAGCAGTTAAACTTTCGCAAGGTTATTGATTTCTGCGAAGAGTTTTGCTCTGGCGTAGAATTGAATACTGAAAACCAGTCCGCTACCGCAAAAAGAAAAACCAAAAGGAAATCAATAACGCAGGGGAGAAAAATAACCAGAGATCGTGTGCGTAGGCATCTGACTTTTCCATCACAGTACTATCTGTCAAGGGGCTTCACGGAAGAAGCACTGAATGAATTTGATGTCGGACTTTGTATTGCCCGTGAAAGCAAGATGTGCGGACGCATCGTGTTTCCAGTTTATGATTCTGATGACACATATATGGTCGGCTGTATCGGGAGATCGGTAAGACAGAACTCCTCCAAGTGGATAAATCAGAAGGGGTTCAGTAAATCAAACTTTTTGTACAATCACGGCAAAGCAATAAAACGAATCAAAGAGACTGCGACTATAATAGTTGTCGAAGGGGCTGGTGATGTAATACGATTGTGGGAAGCTGGAATAAGAAACGCGGTAGGAATTTTTGGGTCAAAACTAAGCGACTCTCAAGAGTTCTTAATACAGTCAACTGGAGTTTCTAACATCGTTGTAATAACAGACAATGATGATGCTGGAAATACCTGCTATCAAGACATTGAGAATAGGCTCGGGGTGTTGTTTAATGTGAGCAGGGTTGAGTTGGGTAGTTTCAATGATGTTGGTGATATGTCGGTAAAAGAGATAAATTCGGACATAAAGCCCCAGATAGAAGGTAAATATTGATGACTGTAATAATAGCACTATGCGGGAAAAAGCAGTCCGGAAAAGGGACTCTTTCTAATTTCATTCATGGTTATGAAATGCTTCGAAGCGAATCGATCAATAGATTTTCGATTCACCCAGAAACTGGGGAACTTTTCGTTGAATTTGATTACGTCGACGAGAATGGAAAACAGGCCTCGACAGAGGGATTTATGGATCTCTCGCAAAGGAATCACCAGTTTTACAGGTATGCCGAGGACAATATATGGCCGTTTGTCAGAGAGTATAACTTTGCAGATTCACTGAAAGAGATCTGCATGACGCTTTTTAGAATTCCTTACGAATGCTTGTACGGAACTGACGAGCAAAAGAATCAGATTCAGGAGCATTTGTTATGGGAAAACATGCCGGGTCATGTAAAGATTGACACAGATTATACTGAGTCTTTAGGCAATGCGTTCTACACGATTGCACCAAGAAGTCGTGGCCCAATGACCGCTCGTGAATTTATGCAGTATTTTGGTACAGATGTTATGCGTAAGATTTATGAGCCAGTGTGGGTTAATGACTGTATATCTAGGATTGCTGAGGATGCACCACCAGTCGCTGTAATATCTGACTGCAGATTTGTCAACGAGGCGAAAGCAGTCCAAAATGCTGGCGGAAAAGTCATCAGGCTGAAAAGATCTATACACGAAAGCTCTCACGAAAGCTCTCACGAGAGCGAGATACAGTTAGACAGATACCATGAATTTGATGGTGTTATTGAAAACCAATCAATGACTATTGAGGAGTCATGCGAGTCATTACTGGAAGAACTTGTAAGACTTGGATGTATACAAAGGATGAAAAACTTCGGGAGCCAGAAAAGAAATGCGGATGGAAAATTTACAACCTCTCCAAAGCGATTTGAACTTAGATAACAGTTAGGAATATAGATGATAATTTGTTACCATAGGTCTTCATCTCTAGGCACCTACGAAATGTGTCAGATGAAATACTTTTTCCAGTACGTTCTTGGGATGAAAGACAAAACCAACAAAAAGGCGGTGATGGGAACAATTTTTCATCGCGTTATGCAAGTCCTTGCCGATAAATCCATAGCTCAGAGAAAAAAGAAGAGAAAACTAAAAAACGACGATATTCAGGATATGACTTTTTCTGAATGCGACGATATCGATTTTGTAACAAGAGTTTGTTTTGATTACTACAAAAGCCACGAGGAAGACGTTGGCCTTGACGAGGCCGACTTTCGTCAATGTGTTCGATGGGTAGAGAAGGCGTTGGCGTTCAATGATGGCGTGATGGACCCAAGAAATCAAAACATAGAGGCGACAGAGCAATTCTTTGACTTTGAAATAAGAAAAGATTGGGCCAAGTACCATTACGAGGTTGGCGACACTGTTTTTGATGGATACTTGTCTCTCAAGGGAACGGTTGACGTAATCATACGCGAGGAAGGTATGTACTTTCAGGTTCTTGATTACAAGACCGGGCAAAGAAAGAACTGGGCAACAGGAAAAGAAAAAACATATGAAGACCTGTGTGAAGACAAGCAGTTGCTGCTATACTACTACGCATTAAGAAATATTTTCCCAGACAGGACGTTTTATGTTTCCATTTATTATGTTAATCACGGCGGCGTTTTTGATATTGTTTTTAGTGATGAAGACTACGAAAAAGCTGAACAGATGCTACGACAGAAGTTCGAAGAAATAAAGCGAACAAATCTTCCGAAGCAAATATCTCCTAGCCATACCGACTTCAAGTGCCGACTATTGTGCAAATTTTCCCAAGAATACGAAAATACTGGAATTAGTACTTGCCAACACTTCCACGGGATGATACGATCAAGAGGGATGGATTATGTAGTCGCCAATCACGCCAGTCTGGATAAAATTGGCAAGTATGGTGCTGGCGGTGGAAGGCTTGAGGGAAGCGACAAATGAATCATACGGTAAAGTACAAACCAACAAGAATTCGAGAAAACTATGCTTAGAAACAAAAGCCACTATTCTTTGACGTTGTCAACGTCAAGGGTCGAACAGATAGTTGGGAAAGCCAAAGACCTTGGTTATTGTTATGCAGGTCTGACAGACTTCGCGACAATCAGCGGCTGCGTAAAGTTTATTCAATGCTGTAAAAAAAACGGAATCAAGCCAATTATAGGGTCAGAAATTGTATTGTCTGATGGTGGTTCAATTACGCTGATATGCAGGAATAAAGAGGCGTGGCGTGAGTTACTAAACGTCACTTCAATTGCTAACTCAGAAGAAAATTATGACAGATACCCAAAAATACCATTTGATAATCTACTGTCATCAATAACACCATCAAATTTCGTGTGCATCGATGGGTATGTGGGAAGTCGGCTTTTTCACAACATGTTTAGCAGCCTAGAGTGCGTCTTCAACGCACTAGACGCAGACTCTGTCAGCGGCTGTATAAGCAGCGAATGGGATCTTGACGCCTATATTTCTAATGCAAGATCTATATTCTCACACTATTACGTCGAAATAGATTTAAGCCCTGGTGACGATAGCTTTCCAGTGATCTCGGTTCTTGGTAATATGTTACACGGCTTAGATTGCGTCATACCAGATACGTCAAGTTACTACCCCGATCGACTAGACGCTGTTGATCACAGAGTTCTTGTGTGCGTAAGGCTGAAGACAACTCTACGAAAACTGGCTGAAAAAATAGACGAGACTCAAGATATAAACCTGCTGAAATTTATCAGAAGAAGTTCTTACAATATCAAATCAATGGCTCAGATTGCCGAGTGGTACAACGAGACAGCAAGAGCAAACCTTGAAGAGATTGTTGAACTGTGCGAAGATATTGAAATACTTTCACGCCCACGCCTTCCACACTTTGAAACGCCGAACGGCGAATCGGAGAACGAATACCTGAAGCAACTCTGTAGAGATGGATGGAAAAAGTTATTACTTAACAAAATACCCGAGGAAAAGGTTAGTATCTATAGGGACAGGGTACTTAGCGAACTTTCTGTAATCGAGAAGGCGGAGCTTGCTGGGTACTTTCTGATTGTACAAGACTACGTGAACCACTTTAAACGTCTTGGGTGCTTGGTTGGTCCCGGCAGGGGTTCTGGAGGTGGATCGTTAGTCTGTTATCTAACAGGCATTACGTTAATTGACCCAATCGAATATGGTTTGATTTTTGAGCGGTTTTATAATGAGGGTAGAAATACAGAGGATCATGTATCACTCCCTGATATTGATGTCGACTTCCCTCCAGAATATAGAGACGAAGTAATTAAGTACCTTAGAGGAAAATACGGAGACTCAAGGGTCTGCCAAATGCTAACATTTGGAAGGCTTGCTGGAAGATCAATATTAAAAGAGGTTTTGAGGACAAATGAGTCATGCACTTTCGACGAAATGAATAGAATAACAGAGGCTATTCAGTCGGAGTCTGCCATTTCAGACCTTTTAGAGGAAATGGAAGACCCTTCAGTTATTAGATGGACGCTAGAAAATGACAGGGAGTCATTGGCCGACTATTGCTGGATCAATAACGAGGGTGTCCTAGAGGGGCAATATGCAAGAGAGTTCAATCAAGCTATGCGTATGGAAGGCATCTTTAAGACACAGGGAAAACATGCTGCTGGCGTTGTGATCGCATCAGATAATCTAGATGACATATGTCCAATGGTAAAGGCTTCTAGAGGCTCTGAGAAGATTGCCGGTATGGAAATGAATGACTTAGAATCTATTGGTTGTGTTAAATTTGATATCCTTGGGTTATCAATACTTGGAAAAATAGCAAGAACAGCAGAAGAATGAGGAGTGACTCGTGAATTACAGAGACTATATTGTTTACGACTTTGAAACTACATCGGCGAACCCAGATACAACCCAGGCGGTGCAAATTGCAGCAGTTGCGATAAATGGGCGAAAACTTGAAATTAAACCGGGGTCTGAGTTCCAGTCTTTAATCAGGATAGAGTTTGACCATGCGAAATGTTCAGAAATGGGTGTCGATCCACTCACACAAGAGTCGATAAGAGTACATGGAAAGACGGAGGAGATGCTCAGGGATGCACCGTCAGCAAAGTCTGTTTGGCAAAACTTTGCGGCCTATGTGAATGAACACAATTATAGGAAAAACGACTGGAATACTCCAATTTCCGTTGGATACAATATAGATAAGTTCGACTCCGTGATTGCGGCTAGGTTGTGTAGAGAGTTTGGTCCAGAAAAGGACGGAAGGCCAAATATCTTCAATAGGTTTTATAGCGTCGACCTTTTGCCAATTATGTTTTGCCTGTTCGAAAACAACAAGGACGTAAACTCGCTATCTGCCGATAACCTGATTCGCGGACATATGGGTTATGCGAAGGGTGTTGCACACGATGCAATGTCTGACGTAATAATGACCGCGGAGGTTTTTTGTAGAACGCAAAACCATCTGAGAAGATTCGCGTCCGGGCTTACCTTTAAGAATTCACTCAAGGGACTTAGATGAATATTACTGAAGTAGATGAATCTGATCAAGACGTATGGAGAATGTTTGGCGAGGGTCGCGTAAAGGGCTGTTTTCAAATTGAGGGCAGTCTTGGTAAGCACTGGTGTAAAGCAATCAAGCCGACGTCAATACTTGAACTAGCGGATGTAATTAGTATTATTAGGCCCGGATGTATTTCTGGGGATACTCTTATAACAGTGCAGAAATATTTACACAAAGATAAAAAACATAGATATGTTAGAAAAAGCATCAAAGACTTGTGTGACGGCAAGACAAGTCCTGAAACAATTTATTCCATTGATGAAGCGAGCGGTTCATTAAATGCGATAGAAAATAACTTACTTGACGTATTTTACAGTGGCAAGAAAGAGTGTTTCCGTGTTAATGTAAGGAAATATTCTATGTCAGGATCTTGCAAAAATAACCATCCTGATTGGTACAACCTTGAATGCACTGCTGATCATAAGTTGTTAAGATCAGATATGGAATGGGTTGAGTTGCAACATTTAGATCCGGGGGACAGAATTGCAATTTATAAGAAAAAGAATAATAGATCTATTAGATCCAATACAATTTGCAATAGACATCATCCAAAAGCACCTCGCCAGAAAAATATTGAAGGAACACGTTATTTTCATGAGATATGCTACAAGCATTATCATGAAGAGTGTGTTATGTGCGGATGGGACGAAACTACTTTAGATGTTCATCATATAAACGGGAATAGACATACAAATAATCATTATGAAAATTTAGCATTTTTATGTCCAAATTGTCACAGGAAACAATCTAAAGGATTAATTTCTAATGAAGAAATAGTAAGCAATAGAGATGGTTTATATCTACCTATATCAGATGACATTGAATGGGCAACATACACTGGAAATGAATCTGTTGGAATTAAAGATACTTATGATATTTCCATGTCGGGCCCAAACCATAACTTCATTGCCGGGAATTTTATTGTTCATAATTGCCTAAAAGCATTTGCTGACGGAAAATCCATGACACAGCATTACGCCGACAGAAAGAACGGTAAGGATGAAGTTCCATCACTACACCCGTCAATTGACTCCGTTGTAGATAATACATATGGGGTTATTGTGTATCAGGAGCAAGCGATGGAAATCGCCGTGAAAATGGCTGGTTTTAATCTAAAGGAGGCGGATGATCTCAGAAAGGCGATCGGTAAAAAGAAAGCTGACCTAATGAGTCAAATCAGGGTTAAATTTCTAGAGGGTGCCTCCTCAAATGGTATACCGGACGATGTTTCTACCAAAGTGTTTGACATGATTGAGAAATCAGCTAGATACTCATTCAATAAATCACACGCAGTGGCTTATGCAAAAATTTCTTACTGGTCAGCATATTTAAGGTACTATAGGTTTCTTAAATTTACTAGGGAGTGGATGCGTGACGCAAAGGAAAAAATCAACCCAGACCTTGAGAAAAGACAGCTTATCCTCGCAGCTATGTCAGAGGGGATTTTGTTTAGAGGTCCAAGTATTAGACTTCTCGAAGAAGATTTCACGATGTCGATCGAGAATGACGAGCATATAATATCTTTTGGCTTATGCAATATAAAAAACGTTGGGTCTTCAGACGTTGCCAAATTGAGAGAAAAAATTAAAGGCGTTGGAATTCCAGTAGAAAGATTCAATTGGACCCTCCTTTTAATCCACATCCTTACAGATGTAAATAAACGGGCTGTCAAAAGTCTTATCTCCGCTGGTGCATTTTCTGGTTTTGGTCAGAGCAGGACACGAATGCTTCATGATTTTGAGTGCATAAGCGAAGGCTTAACTAAAGGAGAAATTAATTCCATTCGCGAATGCTTCAATGTCCTTGAGGTGTCTGTAACTGAACTTATTGAGCGTTTCTTAGGAAGAGGTCTAAAGAAAGAGGGTGGATTTATCTCACGTATTAGCAGAATGAATAAGGTTAAAGAGATTCTGTTGAGACTCCAGAATCCCGGAAGAGACCTGAGCGACAGTCCAGTTACTTACGCCCGAGAAGAAGAACGTCTTTTAGGTTATGCAATAAACTACTCGGAGTTAACGGCGTGCTCAAATGCATCTCACGCAAACGCTACATGCCTACAGGTGAACGAAGGTAGGCGTGGAAATTGCATCATCGCCGCAATGATTACGAGACTCCGAGAGCACAGAACAAGCAAGGGTGATTTGATGGCTTTTGTTTCTGCGGAAGACAATTCTGGAGAACTGGAGAATATTGTAATATTTCCAGACTTGTACGAGCAGAACAAGGCTATAATATACGAGAGGTCTACCGTGCTACTCTCTGGCGAGGTAAAGGACGCCGAAAGAAATTCATTCATAGTTGATCGCATTTTTGAAATTTAGGAGGCTGACATGAACAGATGTACATTTTTTGGCGAACATATTGGGGGTCAAACAGCCATCCATGGAGATGGAACACGGCTATCAGATGAAGAGCTTGCACAGGGAAAACAGTCTGACGGGCTATTGTTTTCGGTAAGGGTTTTCAATAAACGAGCAAATCAAGCAAGAAGAACCGACGAGTCTATTATAGATTGCACGATTTGGGGTTCAGCAGCAGATTTCATCGAGGAAAATTTGATTCCGGGAGACAGGATATTGATAAAAGACGCCACGGCAAAAGTTGAAGAAGGAATAGTTACCTTCAGGGTAAATGATTTTGAACTTATTTGAGGAGATTTTTAATGAAATCACATGAATTGATTGAAAGAAATAGTGACCTCGTATGGAAAATTGCACACTCACTAAGTGATGGCTCGAACCAGGCTGATGACTTGGCCCAGTCTGGCTTTTTGGCTCTAATTGAAAACGTGGAAAAGTACGACAAATCGAGAGGGGCAGAAACAACATTTGTTTACCATGTATCTAGAAATGCGATGCTTAAAGAAATTACAAGAACAGGCAAATCTTCCAAGCAAACTTTATCAATTGAATCCGCCTTCGATTGTGGTTATTCGGAAGAGCATCTCGATCTTGAAGATTTTGTTGGCTCAGACGCCGAACCGGATCTAAGGCGTGTGGTGACTATGAAATACAATGGGCTCACGCATAGAGAAGTAGCTTCAAACCTTGGGATAAGCAATACAAAAGTTTCGCAATTAATCAAGAGAGCAAAGATAAGAATCAAGCAAAATGCCTAGAAAAAAACGAGTACTCTTTGTTACAGAGGCCAGTTATCTTAGCTCTGGTTATGCGACCTACACAAGAGAAATCATGAATAGGTTGCACGACTCTGGCAAATACGACTTGGCGGAACTTTCTGGTTATGGCAGTGTTGATGACGACAGAAGAAGTTCAATAAAATGGCGTAACTACCCAAATATGCCAGAGGAGTCCAACAAAGAGCATTGCAGTGTATACAACTCGTCAAAGGTTAACCAGTTTGGGTCTTGGCGTTTTGAGAGGGTATGCCTAGACTTTGAACCAGATATTGTTCTTTCGATTCGTGATTACTGGATGGATTCATTCATATACCACTCTCCGTTTAGGCGAATCTTTCAGTGGGTATGGATGCCTACTGTCGACGCCGCCCCCCAAAACAATGAGTGGCTGAGTGTATTTAGTGATGTTGATTACCTACTGACCTATTCAGAATGGGCGAGCAACGTCCTGAAAAAACAAGCTGGAAACTCTCTGAACCTATGTGGAGTGGCCTCTCCGTCAGCATCTGATTGTTTCAGGCCTATGGACAAGGCGTCTATACGTGAAGAATTCGGCGTTGACAATAATGTTAAAATAATTGGCACCGTCATGCGTAACCAAAGACGGAAACTCTATCCTTTACTGTTTGAAGCTTTTTCCGAATACATTCATTCATCAGGATTGACCAATACTTATTTATACTGCCATACAAGCTATCCTGATAACGGCTGGAATATAGCTGGTCTACTAAACGAACATAATATCTCGTCTCGCGTTTTGTTTTCTTATGTTTGCAGTTCGTGCAAAAACTTAGAGGTTTGCTACTTTAGAGATGCGGCAAGGCGGTGCGGGAAATGTAGAAAGTTTGACTCAAGACCATCCAGTGTCGGATCTGGAGTTAGCGACGAGAAGCTAGCAAAGATCTATAACTTATTCGACTTCTATATTCAATGTGCCAACTCTGAAGGATTTGGCCTGCCGCAGGTTGAAGCAGCGGCTTGTGGAATTCCATTAGCATCTGTTGAATATTCGGCGATGGATGACCTTGTTTACAGGGCTGGTGCATATCCCCTAAAGGTACAATCCCTATACAAAGAATTAGAGACAGGGTGTTATAGAGCGACTCCAGAAAAAGAATCGATTGTGAATACATTTAGGTCGTTCTTCTCAAAAAAGACAAAAGATCAGCAGATAGAACTAGCGAGATCAACTAGGCGTCAATTTGAAGAAAACTACAGCTGGGACAAATCAGCGGGGGTTTGGTCTGATATAATAGATCGTTCTGAGTATGCCGATTGGAAGCAGCCGACTCGGATCATTCAGACGCCAAGCAATCCGGCGAATGACTTATCAAACGCCGCGTTTATGCAGTTCGTGTCTGACAATTATCTATATAATGAGTCGCATAAAAATTCTCAGTTTGTCGCGTCCCTTCATAGGGATCTCAACAGAGGGGTTACTGGAGGGTCTTTTGACGGATTTTTCTCGACAGAAAACTCACCAATTTCGGACTCGACAAAAACCCCACTAACGAGAGAAAAGCTACTTACCTTCTTTAGAAGAAGGCTTGATAATTACAACATCTGGGAATCAGTAAGAAACGATAGATCAAAGCTTATAGACTGCGAGGAGAAATGGCTGAATTGAAACTAGCTACAGTTTGCAGAAACTGTGATTTTTATGACTCAAAAACGAATGGCTGCAGCATTGGCATACTAGAAAGGTTTATACAGGCCGGTGCCAAGGTTACGACATCAATAGATGGAGAAGGTCCGGTCATACATAGAGTCTGTCAGTACAGAAGAACTAAGTCTTCTTACCCTGATGATTTAGACTTGAGACTTAGCAAACTAAAAGAAGAAGTTCATATTCGCGGATGCATCATTATCGTCGCAGAAGACGAAGACAGTCTAGTCAATACCGCTAAGGCTCTTTCCGCCATAAAAGGTATCTCAAAATTCAAGATCGTTGTTGCACATTCACAGATAAAGCCTTCTAGAATCCAAGAAATCTGTAAAAAAGAACTTTTGTTTGCTGAGTATTCTTGCGTTAAATGCTTTGTTTTTGAACCAGAGCAGATAATCAACGAGGCGTTCAAGCGTTGTAAAAACGGCTATATATTCGTCGTTAGATCTTCGATGGAGATAGATCCATTAATGATCGATAAGGTCAATTGTGCAGTGAATTTAAATCTTGAACGTATTCTTCATGTAGAGCCGATTGATGACAGCTATCACATGGCAGTTACGTCAGCGATAGCATATAAGGCCTTTCGTGGAGATATCGGAATGTCGATCGCTGAAAAACTCAGAAATGTTGAGCAGGGTGACGGCGAGTCATTCATTAGGACATGGGAGCAAATTAATGAATCCTATAGCTCTTGACTACATCATTGAATCGGCGGACGACTGGGGTAAAATACTGGGACTTATTCGTCCTGCCGCTGCCGACGTTAGCGTGGTCATAAATGTATTCAATACGAGTGGCGAAAAACTTGAAATCCCAAACGGAGTCGGGTGCGTGGAAACCACCAAAGACTCTGCCATTAAGTCTGTATTTCAAAGTGTTTTTAACGGTGATTATAATCATTACAAAGCATCTGGATTCTGTATTCTAAGAGCTAATCATCTGGTGGAATTGTCAGCGATAGAGGACTGGTTTTCTAACCTAGAAAACGACATTGTGTACGGAGACCATACACAGGACGGCATTAGGATGTATAGAAGGTCTCCGCCAGTAGTGAATATGAACACGCCTGCATTATTTATGTCAAAAAGACTCATAACGTCAGAAATTTTGTCAAAAGAAGAGGTTTCCGAAAAAGATCTTGGTGTTATTTTTTCGTCATGTGTCAGAACAATACACGTTCCGAAAGTTCTTTCTAGGGTTTTTTAGTATGCAAAAGTCAATGCATATTTGCGGTACTAGAAGAAATGAAAAAAGAGAATTGAGTTTTGTCATACTGTCTGCCGGTCATGTGACACAGAATGGAAGACAGTGCTCGCCAGCATTATGCACCGATGGACCAAATCAATGCATAATCGATAGACAGATAGAGACAATAAGGAAAAAATACCCACGCTCCGAAATTATACTTGTCGTTGGATTTGACTCTAGCGACACAATTGCTTATGCGATATCTAGACACAGAGACATTAGGCTTGTCGAAAACAAATGTCACGAAACTACCAGCTCGCTAGAAAGCTTGAGACTTGGGATTAATGCTTCTACAAAAGGTCCGACATACATCATTCACGGTGATAGAACTTTTAACGAAAGCACGCTATCCCCGATAAAAACGTCCAAGTCCTTTCTTTACAGTCACTGCAGGATGCGTTCCCATCAAAATCTTGGAATTTGCCACAATAACGGATCGGTAGTAAACATATCTTACGGGCTAGAGGATGTTTGGTCGGAGATTGCGTACATATCGTCAGAGAACTATGATGTGTTTAAGCTGTTGTGCAACTCGCCAGAGTATGGATTTTTAAGCATTTACGAACTACTAAACAAAGCGTCTGAAGTCTTTGATTTTTACATTGACAACAGGGATAGCATAAACATAAAACCAATAGGAGGACTGGAATGAAATTGCTTGTGCATGGATTTAAAGACCAATCTATGTATAGTTTATTTAACCGACTAGCCTCGTGCTTAGAAGCAAATGGCCAGCATCAGGTGTTATTCTCAAATCAAGAAAGATCAAGTGACACAAAAGCAATAAGAGACATCCTTAAAACAACTAGACCAGATGTTGTTATTTTTAACAAAAAGACACAGCTACCAAGCAAAAGCAACACTCGGTCTTTATACCTAGACGTCTCTAAAATAGAACCGTTTGCCTATCTACCGCAGTCAAAACAACAAGAATTATCTCCGCTTTATTCTTGCGATGTCGTGTATATAGGCAACCCAATGGTTTTTGGAGAAGGGTTGAAGATACTTACAGAATCTGAATTTGCATTTAAATTCTTCGAGCAGAGACCGGCGTTTGTTTCCGGATATTGCGGATCACTTAATGGGGCGTCAGTGAGTCAAGATGTAATTATTAGATCGGCAAAAGCTGCCGTCACAATGCCTACAGACAAGTACAGGCTGCTTAACATCATCGCGTCCGGTGGAAACCCCGTGGTGTTTCAAAACCCAGATCAATTTTACCAAGATATAGCAAAAGCGATAAAAGGTGTCAAATTCTTTGCGGGAATATCTAGGGATGACATCAAAGATGCTCACACAAGTCACGACAGAATGATCGAATTCCTTAGGCGGGTAGGTTTGAGTAATATGGTAAGCACTGTAATCGAAAACAAAAAGAGTGCGTGGGGAACAAAATGAAAACGATGATTTTCCTAGACAACACTGGATTCTCTCAAGCAAATCGAGAGTTGTTCAAATCTATCGAAAGAATAACCTCCTCGACATTGGAGGAAGTTTCAGTAGCGTCGGCAGATATTACCAATGAATTTATTCATGTAAACACGGCGATTGTTAACCCTGAAGAGATACACTCGTTTTGTGATGGTGTATTAATAGGCACAACAATAAATAATGCGGCTAAAGTAGTCGGGTCTGCTGCATCATCTAGGAAAGTGCTATACCTTTATGATCTTGACTGGATGTTTACTGAGTTAAGTTATGAGTTTATGCACTCATTACTAACCGACGAAAGGCTCACGGTCTTTCTTAGGTCAGAAGACCATGTCACTCCCTTTTACAGACTTTGCGGGCGATTGCCTCACGGAATATTAGAATCATTCGAATTGGAGAAGTTATGGAATTTGCTAGAAAAAACAGATTAGTTATTACAGAGATGTATGTTCATCAAAATATGAGCAGCTACCAAATCGCCAAGAAACTCAACACCTACCCGCAAAAAGTATTGCGGGCACTAAATTTTTTGGGTATCGATCGAAGAAGCTACTCTGACGCACAAAAGGTCGCCCTAGAGTCTGGTGCTGCCATGCATCCAACGGAAGGAAAAAAGCTGTCACAAGAGCATAAGGACAGTATAGGATCTGCTAGGGCAGAAGCCTACAACAGGATGACTGACGCCGAAAAGGAACGAATGGCTCAGATCAGCAAAGACAACTGGAAAAAACTAGGTCCAGAAAAACAGGCTGAAATTAGAGCGTTGGCACTAGAGCAAGTTAGAAGAGCGAGTAAAGAAGGATCAAAAACAGAGCGTTTCATTATGGAGGGGCTTCGGGATAACGGCTATGAAGTAGAATTTCATAAGTCGGGCCTCGCCCCCGGCAGCAATCTTGAAGTTGACATATTCATCCCGGAAATAAGAACCGCAATCGAGATTGATGGACCGCAGCATTTTGAGCCGATCTGGGGTCAGGAAAAGTTAAAAAAACAACAACAAGCGGATGTGGCGAAACAGGGTATTCTGATAAGCCATGGATATAAAATACTTAGAGTCAGGCAAATTGACAAAAGTATTTCAAGAACAAAGATGTCAATTCTTCTACAATGTATTATACAGGAAGTGTCTGCTATTGCAGACGGGGAGGAACAGGACAGTCTAATAGAAATCGAGGTAAAGGATGGAAAAGCAGTCAGAATCTGACGAAGAGAACAAAAAGGAAATATTGCAGACAGACCCGGAGTGGAATGATCACGTAATGAGTTTTTTCGCTCCGGATGAACTCGTAGGAGAAGGAAGGGACGCAAAACCCAAAGTCGCTGGATTGAGGAGAGTTACAGAACTCTTGGTTGGTCCAATTATCAAAAGCGAAGTCAAAAATCTATTTCATCATCCTGATGATACGCCAATAGGAAAAACTTTTGCTGTTTACGAAGTTACCATACAGACGAATGATAAATCGCCCCCTGTCGTCTACTCAGACGCCGCCGACTCATCTGCTCATAACACAGACTCTCCATTTGAAGTGTTTGGTGCGGCGATGGCAGTTACTAGGGCAGAAGCTAGGGCATTAAGAAAAGCATTAAAGTTACGACAAGTGGCTGCAGAAGAATGTTCTAAACTAACAGACAGAAAGCACGCAGAAAAGGAAGAAAGTAAAGGTAATAGATCGCGAGATAATGACCATAGGTTAATTAACAAAGATCAAGAAAGATACATAACAACACAGTGCGAAAGGTTGGGTATAGATGTTGTCCAGTTTATCAATAGCGGAGAAAATACATACCCAACAATAAACGCCGTACCACATGAAACCGCCAAGAGAATGACTCAGAGAATCAATGAATACAAGCAAGGCGTAAAGCCAATTCCGGAAGAAATAAAGAAAGGTGAAGAATGAAAAAATTTGTTTATACAACCGCAGACGGAAGAATCACAACTGAATTTGAGGCGTCAAACGACAAGGATGCGTTTAGAAGACTTGCTTCATTTCAAGAGATTTATGAAGACATTCCATCGGCGGTTATTGATGGTAAGCTTGTTTCTGGCGGAAACGTTGTTTATAGGACAAGACGCAGCAAGTACAAGGACTCGAAAGGAAAAGAGAAAGAGGCTGAGTTCTTTGAGAAGGTGGTGACAGACGGGCCGCTACAGTGGTTCAAAAAGACTTATGGTGTACTCGATGACGGAACGGACAATCTGTTTCCCAAAAGACCAACGTCGGACGAAGTAGAGGCTGCAAAAAACAGGGGTGACACAATCACTGTCGGTCATAACGGATGGCACAGGTACAGTCGTGGAAGAGGTTCGCAGTAAATAAAAATCAGTTTGTCATTCGTCTGAGTTGCTGTGACTCTTATTTTTGGTTTTAGTTCTATGAAAGGGGTTAGAAAATGAAATTGTGGAGCGTGTTGATGTTGATTTTGCTGCCGGTACTAACAGGCAGTGCAAGTGCTGGGTTAGTTCTTGAGCTATTTTTCGAGGGTGGGTACGATTATGTCCCAGAGCCACCGATCTCTGATTTTGTTATCTCATACGACCCGTATGGGCCATCATGGGTTGATCTTATTCCATACGACCCAGAGGACTGGGCCGTCGAGAAGCCTTGGCCTCCCGACAATTTCGGAGAAATTGATCCGTGGACGCCTGAGCCGCTTGGGCACGACGAGTACCTAGAGAATCTGGAGCGTCACTGGGAATTTTTGAAAAATCCAGACGGGATGGATTGGATGCGTTTAGGTAAGAATTACACATTCGGCCCCTGACGCAAAAGGGGTGTTGGACTGACCGCCGCATTATGCGGGGTCAACCGTCGTCACGATCGTGACTGATA